TACCAAATTCGTCCGCTGCTCTTCGATCAGCAAGCCCCTTGGCGCAAGCGTTACAGGGTCGTAATCAAAGCGCGGGCCGTAATATGCCGCTGACGTTGTGGCGTTGTATGTGCCGGGTGTGGTCTGGTAGGTTACTGGCTCTAGCTGATAGCCACTGACCTTAAACGTGCGGTTGTTATTGCTGCTGTATTTAAGAACCCCGTTGTTACCTGTTAACGCCCCCGCAGTCACTGAAACAGAAACTCGGTACAGACCTCCGCCAAAATTTGTGACAAGGTATAGCGTTGGATTTATGGCGTCACCGCCGACAACTAAGGCAAAAGTATTACCGCCGCTGGAGGGGGCGCTGTTTGTAAACGTAGGTGCGTTGCCGTCGTCCATTATGACAAATACGGAAAGCACCTGTGTCGTGGCTGTTATTGAGCCAGTTTTGTATGCAAAAGTTGATGTCGTTCCGTCGTACCCAAAGGCCAACCCTGTTGTACCAGTTAGGCCGCTAAAGGTCGTGGCTGTCAGCAATCCGCCGCGTGTTGGCGCATCCGTAACCCCGTTGGGGAATTCACTGTTTGTGAACAAATTCGCCGGAGCGTAAGTGATCTTGCCCGTGCTATCCACCAGCGTGGCATTGCTGCCGCGTGTGAACGTAACGCGGCTGTCGAGCGGCGGCGTGAGGAAGTCGAGATACAGCGACGCGCCGCCAAAGGGGCTGCCTCCGCCGAAGCCGTTGATAAGGCCAGCAGCGCCGCCCCACAGGCCGGAGACGTTCTTGTACAGGCCGACGCCAAGGGCCAGCCCAGATACGCCGCTGTAAAGCCCTACGGCCATCGCTTACGCCCTGTTATCGCCGGACTGGACAATCGTCAGTTTGGCCGATCCGCTGCCGCTGGAAAGCTGCAAACGCACAGCCGCTGGGATGTAGGCGTAGTTGCCTTGCCGAGTGACGGTCTGCGCGACCATGTTCGAGTCGGGATGGTTCACCCAGACGATGGAGCCTGACGCCGTAGTGAACGGATCGTCGAGGGTCTGCTGGACAGTCCAGTTCACGGTGCCGGTTACGGATACCTGAAGCGAGACGTCGGGACGCCCGTGGATGTCGAGTGGAATGGGGTTGGAGTTTTTAGCGCCACCGCTGGCGTCGCTCAATGTTACAACAATCTGGCGCATATTCTGTTCCTTGATAATCAGGGGCCACCCGAAGGCGACCCCCTCATATAACACAAGACTAACGCTTAGTCATTAGCCGTTGTCTGCACGTACTGGTACGTGACGCGGACTTGTCCGACCGTAGGCTGACCAACGGACGTCACTGTCGCAACGACAGTGCCGTTTGTTCCGATGTCGTCCATTGCAGCAAGCTGTGCCGCAGTGAACGTAGGCAGAACGCGCACGCCGGTCTTGGCGTTGACGCTGCTGGCGTAGGTGGTCGCGCCCGAAGATGTGCCGACAGAGACAGTCGCCGAAGTGGCACTGTCGTACTGCGTAAGCACGTCAACGATGATGTTCACAATCTGCGAGCCAAAAGGCAAGTTGACTGAGCCGTTCTGCACCAGTGTAGCGTCAAAGTTAATCAACACAGTCTGCGAGAGAACTGCGAGACCGATGTTTGGGCCGCCTGCTCTACCGGCGTTAATGTCGCCGGAGGCAAGTGGGCCGCTCCAAGTAGTTCGTGACATGTAATTTCTCCTAAATGGATGAGAAGGGGAGCCGAAGCCCCCCAACCCAATTAGATGCCAGCGGTACCATACACGCCGCGCGGATCGGTCCAACCGAAGTTGTAACGCTCAGTGGCCTTGTAGCGCATGCTGTCGGTTTCGAAGTCACCTTCCATGCTCTTCTCAAGACCGCGACGCATAGCGAGCTTCAAGCCTTCTGGCGCGTCGGTCTGCACCCACCATGCGGTGGTTGAAGTGATACGCGACAAGTTGGCTTGGCCATCGCTAAGTAAACCAAGTGATTGCACTGGGTTGACGTCGTTGTTTGCAGTGCCTGCACGCAATACCGACTTCAGCAACACTTCAGCTTGGAACACGTTCGAAGGACCGGAAACGATCTTCTTAGGTGTCAAGCGGATGCGCTTGCCGTTGTTGTCCACTGCGTTGCGGATCTGGATGAGGATCTGCTCGAGTGAAGTCTGCGACAAGTTGGCTGCGGTCGTAAGCTGGTTCGAGAACGTACCAGTTGCGATTGGGTGAGACGTGTTGACCAACGATACGCCGTCGCCGCCTGCATACGCGCTGTTGAAGGCACGGTTCAGGATGTTGGCACCAAGGGTTTCCTTGGTTTCGATCAGCGACTGTGCAAGGTGACGAGCATAGGTCTGACCGATACGGATGTGATCGCCATCTTCCACCAGAACCTTTGTCAATGCAAAAGCGAGGCCGTAGACGCGATACACGTAGCGCTGGATGAACAGCACGCCGCCGGATTGGTACGTGACAGGCATGCCGTCTGGCAATTCTGGCGCGGCACCAAAGCCGAACAGGACAGGCTCTTCGTGGTAGTTACGGGGAATACCCTTAAACTCTTTGAAGACCTGCGCCCACTCGTCAGCGCGTTGATCGTAGATGCCGTTGAACTCTTCGTTTAGGATCGGTTCAACGATTGACCGGAAGTCGGTACTTCTCATTGGGGTAGCCATTTTTCAAGCCCTCCTTAGTACGCGGCGCGATCAGCGACGTTCTGATGCTCAGAAACCTGAACTTGAACAATCGTGAAGTTATCGCCGAAATCGTTGTCTGGTGCTGGCGACAGGCCGATGATACGCATTTGCGCATTACCACTGTCAGTCAGCGTGGCGGTGTCAAGCATCAACGCCGACAGACCGGTGGTGGTCGATCCTGCGCTGATGGCTGTGTAGTCCGCCTGCTTGCCGATGTCCGTCACTGCGATCGAACCATTTGCCTGAATTTCATAGACAATGGAGGGGTCGAGTGTGACGTAAGCGACGATTTCGGTAGCCGCAAGGGACGCAGTCCACTTGTTGCTGACGCGACGACGGCCGTCACTGTCGGTGAACTCAACACCTTGGAACGTACCGATGTAGCGTTCGCCGATTGCGGCCGCTTGGATGGTTCCGTTGGTGCCGATCTTTACCGGCTGGTTTTGCAAAATATTAGCGGCGTAGCCCGTCAAGATCGAGTAGGCGGTAGGCCGAAGCGCACCACTTGGCGAAAATGCAGGACGAAGGCCGAACGGTTGAGAAACTGTACTCATGTCCATTTACCTTTTGTTAATTGGATGGACCCGCGATTAGTCAAAGAGACCAGTACGCGGGTTGCGTTCACGCATCTCCATCAATCCGTCGCCTTCGAACAACGTGCTGCCTGAACCCTCCGCCTGTTGCCGCATGATCTCTGCGGTTTCAGTCAGTTTGTTCTCTTCACGCAACGGAGCATCGTGGTGGGCTTCCTGCATAAACCTTTGATACAAGGTTTCGGGCAACCTAAACGCGATCATCTCGTTGACACCAATCAATCCGGCCCATTCGCCCGTCTTGACTGAGGCGAACTCCATGCCCGGCACATCTGACGCTTTAATCGGCTCGTATCCGAGCTGAATGCGGCGATGTATCGGATCACGAGGGTTCGTCGTCGTGAGCCAGCACATGTGATATCCGGGCATGTCCGGTAGATCAGGTAGTGCGTCATTAAATAGCTGCGCCCGGAACATTTCCAGTCGGTCGTCATCAGTCACTTCGCGATTTTCTACAACCTTGCGGTCTTCCATTTCGCGTGACTGCCGTCCAACACCGAGTTCCTTCTTCAAACGCTCATCAGTATTACTTGTCATGTTGTCTCACTCCATTGTTTCAGCGAGCCGAACTTTTGTCGTAAGCCTGATAAGCCTTGAGCATTTGGTTGCGACGTGGAACGTCATCCCAAATGCCTGCGTCTATCATAGCCTGTTTCCGTTCGGGTGTCACGTAGATTTCTTTCTTGGTCGAAACGGGCGCGTGTTCACGCGTCGTTCCGGTCGGGGGTGCCCTACGCTTGCTAGGACTTGAGCGGGTGTCCGCCTCGTCGTCGCCGATGCGTGAGGCCACGCGGCGGGTCAGCTCGTGCCAGTAGTCGGCGTCCTTGGGGCTGTACCCCTCGGCGGCGAGCTGGTTGTCGATGGCCTTCGTGATGGCGCTGTCCTCGTCACGGCCGCTGGGGTCGTACCATGGGTTCGCGTTCATCCACTCCTTGGCGTAATTTACTACGCGTGGGTCGGGGCCGGGGTTGGCGTGCTGTTGCCGGGCTTGCTCCACCTGCTGCTTGTGTTGCCACAGTTGCTGCGCCTCGTACTGCGCCTCGTCGCGCAGACGCATCGCCGTCGCCACGTCGTCACCGTTGCCGGCCTCGACTGCGCGTGCGATGATGCTCTCGGCCTGCTTCACGTCGGCCTGAGCCTGCGCAATGCGTTGGTCGATGGCGTTTACATTGCTGGCAAGCGTGTTGCCCTCAATGGCGGAGACGCGACGCAGTAGCGTGTTGTTCTGCTCACGCAGTTCGGCAAGCTCGCGATCCGCGTGTTCCTTCGCACGCAGCCGCCGCTCGCGCTGCTTCGCACGCTTGACGTTGCTACGGCTTTTGCGGGCGATTTCCTCGTCACTGTCGTCCTCGCTGTCGCCAAGCCGCTCGTCGCCATCGTCCTCCTCGTCGTCATCGCTATCGTCGTCTTCCTGTACAGGTTCTTGTACAGGTTCCTCGCCCTCGATGATTTCGAAGTCGTCTTCTTCTGTCTGTTGGTTGTCAGCCATATCTATGCTCCTAGAGGAATGCCTTGACGGCAAGCGGGTCACCAGTGACCTTGCCCACCAAATCAAGATCGTTGAAGATTACGACGATGGCCTCTTCTCCATCTTCGGTCTTTACCGACCAACGGTCGCCGCCGTAGCGGGGCACGCGGACGAAGTCGCCGACTTCGCACCACGACCCTTCGGGCCAGCTTTCCATTGTGTTGCGGTTCTTGAACGCGAGGCTGCCCATGTCTACGACCTTGGCCACCTGCGTGTTGTAGTGCTCCGTCTCGCGGACGTCGCCCGTCAGGATGATGCCACCCTTCGTCTTCGTCTTGGGCGTACGGATCTGGCACAGGACGCGCGAGCCGAAGGGCTTCACGCCTGCGTCACAGGGTGGGAATGCTTCATCGAGGCCGTCGTAACTAAACTCGACGCTGTTTCCATTTATCTGCATGTGTGCTCCTAAAATTCACGTTTGTTGTCCTCCGCGACCGTGTCGATCAGGATCTCCTTGGCGCGCTGCAACCCAGCGTAGATGCCAACGATACGTCCATAATCGAACTCAGTCTTGCCGGACGGCCTCTCCAACGCCTCAACAGCCATTGCTGCCTGCTCTGTCTCAAGACGTTGGAGAAGGGTCTCTATTCTCATGCCGGTGTCTTGGGTGACTTACCTACTGGCGGCATGGTGCCCATCGCCATTTTCTTGTGCATGGGCATGAATTTGTCGCTCGCCTTCGGGCTGGTGCCCTTCGGTGTCGCTGTCTTTGCGTTGTCTGCCATATGGATTTCCTTACGGGTTCGGATTTATCCCAGTGCCGGTTGACACTGCGATGCGTTCGCCAGACATGATCTCGGCCTGCGCAAGCTGCATGGCCGTCTGGTTGTCTTGCTGGTTCATGGTCATGCGGGCGTTCAGCTCGGCCGACTTGCGGGCGTCCTCGCGGTCCTGCTTCATCTGCTCAAGCTGCTGCTCAATCTGTAGCTTCTGTGCCTGAAGCTGCATCTCGGCTTGGCTCTGCATCGCGGCGGCCTGCATCTTCTGGCCCTCGATCTGCATGGCCGTCTGGTCTTTCTGCGCCTGCATCTGCATCTGCTGGCCGTCGAGCTGCATCTGCGCCTGATCGCGCTGCTGCTGCGCTGCAAGTTTCTGGCCCTCGATGGCGGTGCGCGGATCTTGCGGCGGCTGCGGCGCGAACTGCTGCATCATCTGCATGGCCTGCGCAATGACAGGCGGCAGCGACGAGAACACCTCGATCGCGTCGGTGACCACAGACTGCGACGCCTCGGCCAACATGCGATCGAACGCACGGCGTGCCTCGTCGTCCTTGAGGTTCTTCATGTCCTCGCTGATGTCAATGCCCGACGTATCCTCGGCCAACTCGAGTACGCTACTGGCGTACCACAAAGCGAGGTGCTCCTTGATGTGGCCCAGCACCACCGGCAGATACGTCGGCGCAATCAGTTGACTGCCACCAAGCGCGGGGTTCGTCATGTAGGCCAAGTGCGTCTTGAGGTGGGCGATGTGGTCCTGCTCTGGGAATGCGACGATTGGCCGGCCCATTGTGGCCGCGACGTTCTCGTTGACCGCGTTCTGCTGCTTCGGCTCCATCGGCGGAACCAACAGCTCCTTCGGGTTCGGCACGCGCAGCGTCTCGAGCAGGCGCTCCTCCACCTTGCGCAAGTTGTACAGTTGCGGCAGTGCGGCGGCGCGTTGCGACACGGCCTGCACCTGCGCGAAGCGTTGCGCCTCGCTGAAGATCGCGGGGTCGGACACCGGCACGACGTCCATCGGGCCTTCGAAGTCTGCGCGCGTGGCCAGCACCTCGCCGACCTCGTGCTTGACGTCCGCGTCGTCCAGATACATCGCGTTCAGGCGGTGCAGGATGCGCAGCGTGCGGCCCATCGCGCTGTGCAGACGCGCGTGGATCGACGAGAAGACGGTCATGCCCTCTTGGATCAGGGCCAGCGTCGTGCCGACTGGCGCGTTCGGGTTCTGGTCGGCGAGGTTGTCCATCGACGTGCGGACGACGCCCTTGCCCGCATCGACCACAAAGCCGAGCAGTTGGAACAAAGTCGGCGACGGTGGGTTGAACGGTATCGGCATGGCCAGCTTGCGGACGTCGTCCACGTTGAGGCCGCCCTCGATCTCCTCGACCTGCGTCGGCTGGATGTTCAGCGACTGGCCGCCGCGTGTGCCGCCCTTCAGCTTGAGCATCGTCGGCACGTTCTGGATGTGCGCGCTGTCCATCAGTGCGCGCAGTGCGCCGGTCGCGGCAGCGGACAGGCCGCCGATCATGTGCGGCAGGCCAATCGGGTAGGCACCGCGCCACGGGATGAACGGGAACTCGACGAACCAGTCGAGCGGCTCGCGACTGTCGTCCTCCTCGTCCCAGTTGCGGTAGATGGCAAGCACCTTGCTCGACGGCTTGTCGATCGTGATGATGTACGGCGCGTTGCCCTCGCCCTCAACGTCGGCGATGACGTGGCACTCGAACACGGTGCGCAGTCCATCCTCGTTGTAGCTGGTGTCGGAGCGGCCCTCGATCTTGTCGTTCGCCACGTCGGCCACCGAGCGTTCAGGCTCTAGGCCGGCCGGCGTCAGGTCAACGTCGCGATACATGCCGCTCTCGACGCGCTGCTCGTAGTCGAGCTGCGTCAGGTACTGCACGTGCGTCTTGCGTTGCGCGGTGTAGAAGTTGGTCGCCGCGAAGGGCAGGTACATGTCGTCGATCATGACGGCAAGGAAGCCGGGGCGGTTGCGCGCCTCGTCCCACGACATCTTCAGGTACTGCGCGCCGCCGAGTGGGACTTGCGTCAGCAGTTGCTCCAGCTCGGAGCGGAACTCTTGGCTCTGGACCGTGAGCTGCCAGTTCATCAGCGACGTCTTGCGCTTCGCCTTCTGGATCTTCTTGACCGTGACCTCGCCCTCGATCAGATCTTTCGCTGGGCCTTGCGGCGGGAGCAGCTCCTTGATGGCGCGCGAGGCGAAGTCGATGCAGGCCTCGGTCATCATCGGGTGGACGACCTTCGACGCGCCGTTGAACTGCGCGCCGCCGGGCGCGTCGTCACCGAGGCCGGTGCGGCGGATGCCCTCCTCGTACTGTTCGTCGCGCTTCTTGCGCGCCTCCTTGTCGCGGCTGATCAGCTCGAGGAACTTCGAGGCCAGTGACTTTAGGTCCGGTTCGGCCATAGTCTCGGCGAGGTTGTCGTAGAAGCTGCTCTCGCCGGCGGCTGGTCCGTTCTCGTCGAGCGTGACGATCGCGCCACCGTCGTCCGTGTCCTCGACGTCGCTCACGTCCTCGCCGTCGAACTCGACCATCTCGCCTTCTGGCATTTCTTCATCTTCGATCATGACTTGTCCTTACTGCCCGTACGGGTTCTGTATTATTTTCGGCGGTGACCTGTCGTACTCTTGCTTCTTGTCAACGAGAGAGCCAAGCATGCCCTTGTCCATCATCAGGCGCATGGCCTGCGTCGTGCTGTCCACGAAGTCGTCGTGCTTGATGCTGCCCTTGCCGGTGAACGAACATAGCTGCGCCACCAGCGGGTCGGCCCAGACGCGTGACTTGCCGGGGAACTTCTCGCTCTCGGGCAGGAACACCCTGCGCCGTGCGAACACGGGACTGACCACGTGCAGGCGCGCCAGCTTGTCTGCCCGTCCGGGGTTGTAGGCGTGCGCCAGTACCCCCTCGCGTTCGAGCATCTGTCTCAGGCTGATGCCGCTCCCCTTGTCCTCGATCAGCAGGATGTCTGGCTTGCGCCCCGACGTCAGCGGCTTCGAGCTGCCGAACATGGGCTTGATCATCGCCACGTCTTGGTCGTCGCCGTATGACGTGTTCATTTCCTTCTTCACGCGCTTGATCAGGTCGGGCATGCCGAGCTGCTCTTGCCAACAGTCGAGCAGCAGGGCGTAGCCCTTCTCGTCGTGTTGGAACACGCCCCAGACGCTGCACGCCGTGTAGTCGGCGTCGCCGCTCTTTACGTCGCGCGTCGCCTCGGTGAAGGCGGTGTCGAGCGACATGATGATCCAGTCGAAGGCGGGCAGCGGCTTCTTGGCGGGCCAGAGCTTGAGCCAGCTACGCTTGATGACGCCGCTCTCTTCGGGGTCAATCATCTCGCCATACAGCTCCTGCCGACCGATGGTCGTGCCCTCGTACTGCTCGAGCTGCTCGAAGAAGCGGTCGGGCAGGTTCGCCTTGTTGTCGAACGTCGAGCCACTGACCACGACGCGGCCCGGCTTCGGCACCGTCAACTTGCGCACCAGCTCCACGGGGCGAGGGGTCGTGGTCCACACGACCTGCGGTGCCTTGCCCAGACGCAGGCCCATCATGGCCATGTCCCAAGTCTCGACGGCGTTCTGCCACGCGGCCAGCTCGTCGCACCAGATGAACTCGTGCTGCGGGCCGCGCAGTCGCGCCGGCTTCTCGGAGGTGAAGCCACGTATCATCGTGCCGCTCTTCAGTTCGAGCACGAGATCCGAACTGTTGTATCGCTTGATCAGCGCCTCGGGGATGACGGACAGCAGGCCGCTCTCGCCCTCGAAGGCCGTGTGCTTCACGTCAGAATACGTGGGACAGATGACGGCGCAGTAGGTGTCGCCCACCTCGACCGCCTTGGCCCCCAGCCACTCGGCACCGATGCGCGTCTTGCCGAAGCCGCGACCCGCCATGAAGCCGTACTCGCTGAAGTCTTCCTGCGGGATCTGGTTCGGTCGCGCCGTGGCCGACCAGCGTTCCTGCCAGTCGATGTATACCCGCATCTCTGGCGGCAGCGTCGCCATCACCGTGGCGTCAATGGCGGCCGCGTCAAGCATTGCGATACAGCGTCAGCGCTTCGCGCAGCTCGGTGTTGGTCGCGCGGATCTTGTCGTAGCGATCGTTCGCCATGCGCAGCGCGTGGTTGAGGGCGTACTTCTCGGTGGCGTGATGCTCGGCCGCAGCCTCGAGCTCGCGGACGCGCCGCCACGGGTTGGTGAACAGGCGCGGTGTCACTCGCCGTCTCGCTTCGTGGAGCGGAGGCGTTCACCGATGCGTGAGGCCAGCTCCTGCGCGTCGATTACGTTGATTTCCTTGCCGTCCTTGCCGGTGATCTCGGTGGTGGTCTTCGTGCCGTACTTGTCCGGCCGCCAGTGGGCGAGCAGCTTCAGGCGATACTCGGCGCGGTTGCGCGCCCAGCTTATCGAACCGTTGTCGATCTTGCCCTCGTAGCGTTCGGGCGGCGTGTCCACAATCTCCATGACGGCGTCGGCCACGGCGTCCGCGCCGGCGGCTCTAGCTTTCGCGTGTGCGAGCTTCAAGGTTTCGTCTTCGTCGAGCCACGTACTCCACGACATCGCGCTGAACTTCAAGTCGCGGCTGATCGAAGTCAACGTCTCGCCAAGCGACAGGCGCTCAAGCACCTCCGCCAACAACTTATCATTCTTCTTTGCCGGGTACGGCATCGTCTGCATGCTCCGTTCGCTTATCACAGTGCTACCAGTCACGTCGCCCAAATAACACCAGCCAAGCCGTAACGCAAGGGCCTAGAACACAAACAGGTTCCCCCACACCGCGAAGGGCAGCCGGCCCCTGTCACACATGTTCTGCAAAGACCGCTCGATGTCGCGGCGACGCAGGTCACGCTTGGGCCTCTCAGGCTTCGGCATCGTCGCCACACAGTGTTCGACGAAGTCAGCGTGCGTCATGCTCTCCTCGACCAAGCTCAGGGCGTCAGCTTCACGAATGATTATTTTCTCGACGCGATAGGTGAAGTAATCGCGGGGCGCTTTCTCTGGACGACCAAAATCAAGTTTCATGTTTATCTCCTCATGTTGCACCACAGCCCATACACCATGGTGACCCACAGTGCAAATACGGATGTGCACCACGCCTTCAGCAGATGGTGCAAGTGGTGGTACAGTACGAGGTTCGACTTTTTTACTGACCCATCTCGATCTGCACTACACCACGAAATTTTGGGTGCACCACCCACACCACCCCACGGCTACCTACGGTATAGCCCGTGGGTTGGTCGTGATGGAGCAGTATGCACCGTGACCCTTCACTGCACCATGGTGCATCATAGGTCATGGTGTAAACGCTTCGGTTGCATGGTGCATTCGAGATGGTGTAAACCACCCAATTGCAAACAAATGTAACATGACGTAATTTTTTACGTATAGGGGTTTACATACCCTCTAAACTGTTTACAGATAATCGGACCAACAACGAAAGGGACTACAAAATGACTACATTGACCACAGCATCGCAGAGCCTCTTCATCAGCCTCGCATCCGACGCCGACAACTGGGGTGGTCAGCCTCTGCTTGACATCAGCGCATCGCAGCGCGGCAACCTGACCGACCTCAAGAAGAACGGCCTGCTCACAACCTTCCGTGACGAAGGTTGCGACTGGGTGATCTTCACCGACGCGGGCCGCGAATTTGCCGCAGCAAACGGCATCGAGATTTAACCAACTGGGGGCTTCGGCCCCCACCAACCAAAGGGAACACCAACATGACCAACTACACCACCCGCATCCGCATCGTGCCTTGCCACAAGGGGGCCAAGGGCTACCAGCCGCTGATCGAGTTCCGCTACCGCCGCGAGCTGTACTGCTTCGAGGGTAGCATCTACCCGCGCCGCTGGGCTGCCGACAACGAGGCGCAGCGCATGGGTGACCGCATCGACGCCTACGTCGAGATCATCGCCGCCCAGAATAACTAACCAACTGGGGGCTTCGGCCCCCACCAACCAAAGGGAATTACAACATGCTTATCGACCTAGAATGTAAATGCGCAGCCACCCACAAATGGGAGCTAGTCGCCCGCTTCGCCTACGCCACGATGGCCGCAGGTGCCGCCATTGCCCTGAGCGAGCACGAGGGCTGCCCCTACCGCACCATCGACCGCCGGTGGACTGAGGCTCCTGTCGTCGAGACGTTCGTCAACGGCGCGCAAGTTTAACCAACCGGGGGCTTCGGCCCCCACCAACTGAAGGGATATTACCATGAACTACAACACTTGCGTCAAAGAGACATTCACCCACACCTACGGCCACGGCGGCATCGTCACCGTGCCGGCCGGTGCCCGCACGACGAGCGCCAGCGCACACGGCGGTGACTTCCGCTGGGTCGACCCGTCGATCTTCCACAAGGACAGCATCGAGTACCACGACGCCGAGCACTACGGCATCCGCGTCTACCCTGACAACCAGACGGAAGGAGCGCTGGCATGAGCTACCCACCACATGGCGACGACGAGCCGTTCTACTACCTCGGCCGCGCCGACCACGACCGCGACACCTTCCGACTGGACCGGCCCACCAACTGGACGGCCAAGCAGTGGGCCGCCTACAATGACGGCCTGTACGAGGCGGCCAGTGACGCGAACCCAGACATAACATCGCTCATGAACGAGCAACATTTAGGATCAGTATAATGACCGACTTCCACGTACAGGACCACGGCAGCCTCATCATCCTTCTGCCGCAGACCACTGCGGCCAAGGACTGGGCCGACGATCACTTCCCCGACGACGCGCAGAACTGGGCCAGCGGCACGGTCATCGAGCGTCGTTACTTCGAACCAATCTACGACGGCATCACTGCCGACGGCCTGACCATCAGCTAAGGAGCATATTACCATGTCCCCAAGATACGAACTGATCCACCGATCGCCTGTCACCGTCGAGGACGGTGCCATTATGGGCGACTGGCTGACGCGCTTGGCCGAGGAGCACGCCGCGACCATCACACAGACCACGTCCGACAGGCAGCGTCGTCTGGTGGCCGACCTCTTCCACATGGCCGCCGACGCCCTCGACAGCGCGGCAGCGTTGGTAGAAGGCGAGGCGCGCGCAGAGCACTACCTCAACCGCATAGGCTGGCTGCGCAGCCGGGCGGCCAACATCACCGCCCAAATTATTTAAATAGGGGGGTTGCGTATACCCTCAAACTGTTTACAGACAATCGGACCAACAACGAAAAGGAACACCACCATGATACGACCAACTCTCAACATCAACGGCTCATCCGCCTTTGACCTCATCGACCCACGCCGCACCGCGATGGACCACCTGCTCGACGCCATCGAGGCGCTGAAGCAGTGCACGCCTAACGGCCGCGACTACCCCGGCGACTACGACCGCTGCGGCGAGGATCGTGGCCTCCACTTCGATCGACTGGCCGCACTGCACACGCTGCGCGAGGAGCTGCTCGACGAGGCACTACACGTCCAGCAACAGGAAAGGGTGGCAGCATGACCGCCATCACCGAAGACACGCCAGAGGGCGGACCAGAGGAGCTTCAGTGGAAGATCGACCGGCTGATCGAGCAGGTCGAGCGCGACAAGGAAGAACTGGAGCGTGCGCGTCGCAGTCACAGGGAGACGGAGAAGAGCTATTTCGCGCTTCAAGACCGTTACGACACCCTGACATCGCGCCTGACCGTCGGCGTCCTGCGCAAGGCGGGTTACACCGTCCAGATCGAGGAGGACGAGTTCTGCGACGCCTGCGGCGAAGACTTTTAACAAGGAGAAAACTAATGACTAACGTACCTGCATTTCCAATGGCCGTCCCGCAAGACTGGGACAGCTACCAAGACGGCATGACCCTGCGCGACTACTTCGCGGGACAGGCGCTTGCTGGGCGACTGGCCGATGGCACGGACAGGCGCAAACAAGACGTAGCCGAGCAAGCATACGCATTCGCTGACGCTATGCTCGAAGCGCGGGGCGAGTAATGGCCAGACCGATGATCTACCCCATGGGGACGCTAGAGATCGGCGAAGTCGCCACCATGCCAGCAGACAAGAAAGGCTCACCCCGGCGCACGTCCAAGAACGTCAGCCAGTATGGGGTGCGGCATGGGCGTTCCTTCAAGTGCCGGACGATCGACGGTGTCACATTTATCACGAGGTTAGGATAAGCAAATGACAATGTTTTTAATGTTCGCCTTCATCATAGGCGCTGCTTACATATTCGGAAAAGATAACGGCACACACCCACGTTAAAGCGTGTCACTTTTCTAACAACAATATCCCGCAAACGGGCGCATGGCTTTGGTTTGCGGGATATGTGCTTCAAACAAAAACACCGAAAGATTACTATGACACCCAGAGAGAAGATAAATGTAGCCATCAGCGACATTGCGCAGGAGCACGGCTACACCGTCGAGGACATCCTCGGCAAGTCGCGGCTGAAGCATCTGGTGGCCGTGCGCCGCCTGTGCATCATGATGCTGCGCGAGCGCAACTACTCGACCACAGAGATCGGCAGGCTGATGGGTCGCTGCCACAGCACCATCGTCCACGCGATAAATAAGCCTGTTGACATGTGCAACGACATGGTTGTAAGGCTACCAGACCAACAACGAAGGGAAACTAAAATGATTGACTGGACTAAAGACGAACGCACCGTGGCACTGCTTCCGCAGGTCATCAGGCACGTGGTCGAGTGTGACGAGTTCTCGCTCGAGCACGAGGCGCAGCTTAACCTGATACGTGACGAGTATCTGCGCGACCTGCTGAACGACTATCGCGGCGAGAGCGCCGATGACTTCGAGGATTGGCACAACCAGCCGACGATCGAAGATTTCATCGAGGCGCTGCTCGACGCGGAACCCACACCGTGACGTCGGACACGTGGATGGAGCCGAGGACGGACTACGACATCAGGGTGTCGGCCACCAACGGCTCCAAGGATCTGTGCGCCGCGATACTGGCCACAGGCAAGACGCACGGCCCCATGACAGAGGCCCAACAGATCGCCGCCATCAAGTACGCGCACCACGTCGAGTACAACGGCGGCATCTTGATACACTTGAAGAGAGAGGAATAGACATGACCAAGAAGATAACAGCCGCAGTGGAGGCCGAGAAGGCCGCCGTCATTGACATGCTGGTAGGCATGCAGGTCAGCATCGACATCGCCCTGCGCGGTGTCGCCGCAGACAACGAGACCCTGCGCTTTGCCAGCGGTTTCTTGGCCGGCATCATTGAGAGCATACAGGACAACCTACATCGCGGAGAGGCTCCGCAGCCGAAGTCATCAATTATTTTACCGCAGGGGATTGCGCCCGCAATCAACTAGTGTATTGCGGACAGGCCAACAACGAAAGGGACAGGCACATGACTACAGAAGAAATTATTGCCGCAGCGAATACCATCGTGGCGGAAGTTCTCGCAGACGCGGCTGACATAGTCGCCGAGAGCGAGGTATTTATCAGCATTGACGAGGCCATTGGTCGCGCGGTGATAAATCTCACCTTCGAGCAAGCGAACAACACCAAGCACTGAGGGGATACACACCATGCTACACACAATTATAACCGTCGCATTTTCTGCGGCATTCTTACTCGCTATTGGCAGCATCTATTACACAGTGAAGGGAAACTAACATGACCGAGGCAGTTGACACCATCCTCACCGACGCGCGCAAGGCCATCATCAAGCGCGAACGTCTGGCCGCCCAGCTTAGGCAGGCCGACCTTGAGATCAGCCACCTGACGCAGCGCTACCGCGTCGAGGCCAAGGTCTGGATAACCTCGCCAATCATGCTGCGGCAAGCCGTCGAGGCGCGCATCGGCAGGAAGCTGGCCGCGTAATAATACTTGATGCCGTCCGGTCTATGCGATACGGACGGCACCCCAACAACGAAGGACACACAATGACAGGCATCAAAAAAGCCATCGAGATGGCCGGCGGCGCAAACCAGCTCGCCCTCAAGCTCGGCGTCACGCATCAGGCGGTGTACGTCTGGCTGCGGAAGGGTTGGGTGCCGTCCCAGCGCGCCTTGCAGATAGAGCACCTGTTCGACATCCCACGCGCCGAGTTGTTCAAGCCAGAGCTTGCCGCTCTGTTTGCATCCAACTGAACGCCGTGGACGAGAAGGGACCGCCCGTGGACAATGTGCAGCCGATCGCGCCACAGAACTTGACTGTGGAAGCGCCCGCCGAACTGCGGGAGCTTCAGGGCTGGTTGATCTGGCGTCTTGAGCCAGACCCAATCAACCCCAACGGCAAGCCGCTGAAGGTGCCATACTACGCCGACGGGGGCAAGCGCCACGGCAAGCAGGGCGGCATCGAGGATCGCGGTCGGATGACCACCTTCGCCGCCGCCCGTGACGCCGCCGCGCGTCGAGGCTTCACCGGCGTCGGTCTGGCCATGATGCCAGAGTTCGGCGTCACGGCGCTTGACTTTGACAACTGCGTTGACGCGCAGGGCAGCCTGCCGCCCGTCGTCAGGGACATCGCCAGCCAGACCTACGCCGAGTATTCGCCCAGCGGTAAGGGCATCCGCGCCTTCGTGCGTGGCTCCTACGGCAACCACAAGTCGCCGACGGCCGGCAATGACTACGGCTTCGAGGTCTTCACGTCCACAGGGTTCGTGACCTTCACCGGCAACGCCATGCCCTACACCGACATCCTCGGCCTCGAGGACACCGTGGCGGATCTCGACCACATCGTCGCGCCACTGTGCGCCGGCCGGTTCACTGCGACATCGCAGCGCGAGGCAGATCCCGACGACTTCATGATTGGACGCGAGCCGAAGATAGGCCTGTCGGCAACGCAGATGAAGGAGCTGCTGTCTGTGCTCGACGCGGACATGTATCGCGACGACTGGATTAAGGTTGGCATGGCCCTGCACCACGAGTGCGAGGGTGACGACACCGGCTTTGATATCTGGAACGAGTGGTCGGAGGGCGGGTCGAAGTACCCCAGCGAGGAGGCGCTGCGGACGCAGTGGGACAGCTTCGAACGCCGCAAGGGCGTCGGGCAACGTCAGGTGACGATGGCGTCCGTCATGCGCATGGCCAAGGAGGCTGGCGCGTCCGTGCCGCGCCCCGTGGTGGCGGCATCCGTTGACGACTTGCGCACAGCAATGAGCGCGGTTGCCGCCACACCTGCCTTGGGCATGTTCACGCCCGAAGAGTACACCGGACGCTTCCCCATCACGTCACTGGCCGTCAGCATCATGCTGGAGCCGGGCGGCTGGCTGATTAAGAACGTGCTGCCCGACGCCGGTCTGATTGTGTTGTTCGGCGCGTCTGGCTCGGGCAAGACGTTTGTCGCGATCGACCTAGCCTACGCCATAGCGATGGGCATCCAGTGGCGCGGCAACCGGACCAAGAAGGGCCGCGTGCTGATCATCGCCGCCGAGGGCGGCAAGGGCATGAGCAAGCGCCTGAAGGCGTATTTGAAGCACCACAAGATTGACCCGAAGGACGTTGACATCGGTCTGCTGACCGTGCCGCCGAACTTCCTGCTGTCCGCAGACGTGACCGAACTGGCTGCGGCCGTGTCTGCCTCCGGCGGCGCGGACGTCATTATCGTTGACACGATGGCGCAGGTCACACCCGGCGCGAACGAGAACAGCTCCGAGGACGTCGGTCTGGCGCTGGCCAACGCACGCGCGCTGGAGACCGCCACAGGCGCGACAATCATAATGGTTGACCACAGCGGCAAGGACGCCTCGAAGGGCGTGCGCGGCTGGTCGGGCAAGCGCGCGGCGGCCGACGCCGAGCTTGAGGTCTTGAAGTATGAGAACGGCACGCGCGAGCTGCGCATCACCAAGATGAAGGACGGCGACGACGGGCTGAAGTGGGGCTTTCGTCTGGAGATGGTTGTCGTCGGCACCGACGCCGACGGCGACCCAATCACGAGCTGCGTTGCGGTAGAGGCCGACCTGCCTGTGCCTATGGTTCAGGAGATAGGCCCCAAGGCCCAGCGCTTTGGTCCGAAGGAGCGTCACGTGCTTGAGATTATCGAGAGCGAGTACGAGGGCGTCGAGCGGGTGCCGCTGACCGAATTGTTCGACAAGTGCTTGGCCGCCATGACCAAGCCAGAGGCACCGAAGCGCGACCTGCGCCGCCGCGATCTGGAGCGTGCAATCCAGTCGCTGGCCAAGCGCAAAGATCCGCCGATAGAAATAAAGAACGGACATGTAATTTTTTGCATTTAGGGGATTGACCCCTGCAACTAGGCAGTTTAGAGACCGTGTCACCAACAACACGAAGGGACAATTTATGATAATTGCAGCAGAATACACACGTGCCACCAAGCGCATCTCACCGATGCTTTGGATCACTAAGATTGAGGACGGTCGGCGTACTTACGTCGGCGGCTTCTCCGTCGCAGGCAAGGTTGAGGCCCGCAAGGTTGCAGCCCAACATAACGCTAAACCGTGGAACTTTTGATATGGACCGTAATACATACCGCATGTGCTCCGACAGCTACCTCATTGAAACGGCGCTGTACGCCCCTAACGCAGAGCTGGCCGTTGTGCTGGCCGAGCGTCTGGAGGAAGTGCAGCTCGAAAACGCGAAAGAGGTCGACGAGTTGCAGGAACGCGCTGACGACTTTGAACGCGACGCGAACAAGCTCGACGACGAGGTCTGCGAGTTACAACATAAAATCGACGTGCTTGAATTGATGCTTGCCACGCGTGACGATATTATCGCAGAACTGAAAAAGGAACAGAGAAATGATTAAGATTGAAGTAACAGGAAACAGCATCCCCGAAGTGGCCGACAAGCTATTGGCCATCGGTGCCAGTCTACGTGCCAGCGCGGCGGTTGAGACACCGCGTGGCGCGACCAAAGAAGAGGCGTCGGCGGGAAACGCCCCGCAGAAGTCGAACACACCCAAGAGTGCGCCGCCTGCGGAAGTTACCGAAAGCCCGCAAACGACGACGGCACCATCTTCTACCTCTGTCCCTGCGGCATCGGTCTCTGAGGAACTGGAGGTCGTTGACTTGCCGATCGCCGCGCCTGAAGTAAACCTCCGCGACTTGGTTCTGTCGGTTGTGGAGAAGCGCGGCAAGCCTGTCATGGAAGAGATCCTGTCCCGCTTCGGCGTGCCCAAGGCGTCTATGGTCGGCCCAGAGCGTTTGCCTGAACTGATCGCCCTGTGCAACGAGGCCTTGTCCAAGTGAGTGCGCACGCAAAGCTCAGTCCATCCGGCGCACACCGCTGGATGGCCTGCCCCGGCAGCGTGGCCTTAGAGGCACCGTTTCCCGACACTAGCAGCGAGTTCGCCGCCGAGGGGACACTGGCGCATGAGGTTGCGTCAGAGTGCCTTATCAGCGGCGCAGACCCCGCACTGTTGCTCGGCCAGCCGGCCACCGTTGACGGTTTCGACTTCACCATCGACCAGTCCATGATTGACCACGTCAAGGACTACATGGCGCTCGTCCAAGATTACGCCAAGGGCGGCGAGCTTCTGGTCGAGAAGCGCGTCGGCATCGGGCACCTGACCGGTGAGGAAGGCGCGGGCGGCACGTCCGACGCCATCATCATCAAGGGCACCGAGATCATCGTCATCGACCTGAAGTACGGCATGGGCGTCAGGGTCGAGGCGAGCGAGAACCCGCAGCTCATGTTGTATGGCCTCGGCGCGTTGAACGAGTATGACATCATCGGCGACTTCGACACGGTGACGATGGTCATCCACCAGCCGCGTCTGAACCACGTCAGCGAGTACAGCATTCCGGTGAGTGAATTACTTACCTTTGGCGACGACGTTGTCCACGCAGCCGACAAGGTGCGCTGGGAAGATCCTGTCCTCGTGCCGGGCGAGAAGCAGTGCCGCTTCTGTAAGGCGAAGGCGACATGCCCCGCCTTGCGCGCGGAGATGGCCGAGGTGGTCGGCGGCGTGGCGGACCTCAGTGACTTTGCCGATTTGATACCGAATTCGGTATCATCCGAGACCAGCGACAATTACCTGCCCGTGGCCATGTCGAAGGTTGACATGATCGAGCAGTGGTGCAAGGCCGTACGTGCCGAGACGGAGCGCCGCCTGCTTGCGGGTCAGCCTGTCACCGGCTACAAACTGGTCCAAGGTCGCGCGGGCAATCGCGACTGGAAAGACGCAAAGGCCGTCGAGGAGATGATGAAGAAGACCTTCCGCATGCGTGACGACCAAGTGTACGACTTCAAGTTGATTAGTCCCACCAAGGCCGAGAAGGTATTCAAAGAAAACCCCAAGCGCTGGGCGAACCTGCAAGAGCAGATCGCACGGAGCGAGGGCAAGCCATCAGTGGCACCCGCCACCGATAGGCGTCCAGCGATGGACGTCAAACCAGTCTTGGATGACTTCCAAGGCTTAACTGCGAACTGAGGAAATGAAAAATGCAAGTTATGCTTAAAAATATCCGTATCGCCTTCCCCGCATTGGGTACGCCGCAATCATACGGCGAGGGCGAGCCTGCCTACGGTGCCAAGCTGATCGTCGAACCCAAGGGCGAGCACGTGAAGCAGATTAGGGACGCCGTACTGGAGGCAGCCAAGGACAAGTGGAAGGACGAGGCGCAGGACGTTATCGACGCCCTGACCGACGACCGGAAGGTCTGCTACGTTGAGGCCGAGTACCGCAACAAGAAGACACGCCAGCCGTATGCGGGTTTCGAGGGCAAGTTCTACCTGTCCGCGCGCAACGCTGGCACGCAGCCTACAGTCGTTGACCGCCTCGGCAATGAAGTCACCAACACCGCAGAGATTGAGCGTCTGATCTATTCAGGCTGCTACGTCCACGCGTCGGTTGACATCTGGCCGCAGGACAACAAGTGGGGTCAGCGCATTAACTGCACCCTGCGCGGTGTCATGTTTGCCAAGGACGGCGAGAACTTCGGCGGCGGATCGACGGCCTCGGCCAGCGAGTTCGCTGACTTCGCCATCGACGCGGAAGACCTGCTGTAATGTCTGACATCGGTCACAACCTCGTCGCCGGCGACGAACTTCAGCTTCTATTCGAGCGTATCGAAAACATGGAGGCGCAGAAGAAGGAAATCGCCGAGGACATCAAGGACGTGTTTGCCGAGGGCAAGTCTCGCGGCTACGACGTCAAGATCATGCGTCACGTCTTGCGCCTTCGGGCAATGGACGCAGACAAGCGTCAGGAGGAACGGTATCTGGTTGATACATACGCCTCAGCTATTGGACTTGACTTAGTTTAATGTTACAGGGCGGGTGCGGCCTAAATCGCCGCACCCCTCTTTTCTGGCGGATCGCGCCGCGCACCGGGTGATCCCTTTCCCGTTGTTGGTAACTAGCGCGGCGCGGTCCACCAGAAAAGAGGGAACACATGACAACACTCTACCTAGATCTCGAGACGTTCAGTCCCGTGCCAATCACGCACGGCACGCACCGCTACGCCGAAGAGGCGGAGGTGCTGCTTGTCGCGTGGGCGTGGGACAACGACGCGGTGACGGTTTGGGACTGCACCGGCGAAGGCGGGAATAGGTGGGACAACATGGCCCCTGTTTTCCAGCAAATGGTCGACATGTCCGAGCATATCGTCATCCACAACAGCCACTTCGATCGCACGATCCTGCGCCACCAAGGCGTAAACATTCCTGTGGATAAGATACGCGACACGATGGTGCAGGCGCTGGCGCACAGCCTCCCCGGCTCTCTGGGCACGCTCTGCGATGTTCTTGGCGTCCCGACCGATAAAGCTAAAGACAAGGCGGGTAAAAAGCTGATACACCTGTTCACGAAGCCGCGACCGAAGAATATGAAGTTGAGGAGAGCCGACAGTGCCAGCCACCCCGCCGAATGGGCCGAGTTCATCGAATACGCCCGCCTCGATGTGGACGCGATGCGAGACGTATATGGACGAGTGCCGAATTGGAACAGTAGTGTCAGTGAGCGGCAACTTTGGCGGATCGACCAGAGAGTTAATGACCGTGGTATCGCCATCGACCTTGAACTCGCACGCGGAGCCGTTCGAGCTTTTCGAAGAACTTCGGGAACTCTGGCCGCTCGTGCGGCCGACCTAACCAACGGCTACGTACAGAAGCTGACGCAGGGTGTGCGCTTTCTACAGTATCTGAAAGACTACCACAATTTCACGCCAAAGGACTTGACCAAGGGCACCGTCGCGGAACTGCTCGCCGGCGACAGCCTGACGCCCGAAGTGCGCGAGCTGCTTGAGATACGTCAGCAGGCCTCGGCCACGTCACCGGCCAAGTATAAGGTGCTGCTCGCCGCCACGTCGTCCGACGGGCGTCTGCGCGGCACGCTCCAGTTCTGCGGCGCGTCGCGCACCGGCCGTGACGCGGGGCGTATCTTTCAACCGCAGAACCTACCGCGCCCTACACTGGACGCCGACACGATCGAGGCCGGCATCGCCGCCATGAAGCTGGACTGCGAAGACCTGCTGTTCGACAACGTGACCGACCTCTGTTCGTCCGCCGTGCGTGGGTGCCTCGTGGCCCCTCCCGGCCGCAAGCTGGTCATCGCCGACCTGTCCAACATCGAGGGCCGCGTGCTTGCGTGGCTGGCCGGCGAAGATTGGAAGGTTGAGGCCTTCTATGCCTTTGATCGTGGCGTCGGGCACGACCTGTACGTCGTGGCATATGCCAAGGGCTTCAACGTCAAACCTGAAGAGGTGGTGGAGAACAAGAATAACGGCGACGGTTCCATGCGCCAGTACGGCAAGACGATGGAATTGGCGTGCGGCTATCAGGGCGGCGTTGGGGCGTTCCGCGTGATGGGCGGCCCTGCGGTCGCGGCCATGTCCGACGACGAGATCCAGCCGCTGGTCAGCGCGTGGCGCAAGGCACACCCAAATGTGGTCAAACTGTGGCACGGCGTGGAGCGGGCCGCCAAGGACGCCATCAGGAAGCCTGACGACATAACCTATTACGACATGCTCCAGTTCGACATGAAGGACGGCTGGCTGCGCATCAAGCTGCCCAGCAACCGCTACCTGTCCTACCCGAAGGCGGAGATTGACGACGGGCGCATCACGTTCGACGGCACGAACCAATACACCCGCAAGTGGGAGCGCATTGAGACCTACGGCGGCAAGCTGGTTGAGAACATCGTGCAGGCCGTCGCCCGCGACGTCTTCATGACCGGCATGGTCGGCGCAGAGGAGCACGGCTACGGCGTCTGCATCCGCGTGCATGACGAGCTGATAACCGAGGTGCCTGACACGTCGTGTTACAACGTCGCGGAGTTGTCATCAATTATGTCCACCATCCCGTCGTGGGCCGTCGGCCTGCCACTGGCTGCGGCTGGGTTTGAGACCCACCGGTACAAGAAGGACTGAGGCATGTTCACGCAACTGAACCCGTCGATACCAATGGACACGACCAAAGGCCCCGGCCTCGCGCTGGCCGTCATTGACTACGGGCTGGAGCACAGCCTGCTTTGGGTCGTCGCGCTGGACGACAGCGGCGAGATATGGTGCGTGCCGAACGGCGAGGTCCGCGCGCAGAAGAACTGGTCGGCTGGGCGGCTTGTGGCGGAAACATCATGCTGACCGTACTCGACCTATTTAGCGGGATCGGCGGCTTCACCCTCGGATTGGAGCAGACCGGCGGATTTAAGACGGTGGCGTTCTGCGAACAGGACAAGGCCTGCCAGAAGGTGTTAACCAAGCACTGGCCGACCGTGCCAATACACAACGACGTTCGCTCGGTTCCGTTCTCTGAACTAGCTGGGGTGGACGTAATCACAGGGGGCTTCCCATGCCAAGACATAAGTATCGGCAGCAGCACACGAAAGGGGTTAGACGGTGAGAGATCAGGACTTTGGGAATACTACCGGCAGTGTATCGCGGAGTTACGACCCCGCTTTGCGATTGTGGAAAACGTCTTTGCCCTCCGAGCACGAGGCCTCGACCGTATCCTCGGCGAGCTGGCCAGCATCGGGTACGATGCGACTTGGACGGAACTCGACAGCCAATACTTCGGGGTGCCCCAGCGCCGACGTCGCATTTACATTGTGGCCGCGCGTGACGGCATCCCCACCGGAGCCGACCTTTTCCAGTTTGCGGAACGTAATGGACCCGACACCGCCAAACGGATCGAAACTTACAACCGCGAACTGCAAGACGATTGTGCGTCGCTCGCAGAAGGTGGGGGGCAAGGCATTGCCTTCTTTACTCGCCAGCGCACTGATGAATTTGCCATCCGTGGATTGAGCAGCACGCTGACCAAGCGGGACTACAAGAGTTTTACCGACGTCGTCCTCCACACCGACGGCACTCTGCGCCGCGTCATGCCGCACGAGCGGTTGCGGCTGCAAGGGATCGACGATACACACTTTGACGGGCTGGGCCTGTCCCAAACCGAACAATTCAGAATGAACGGGATGACCACACCGGTCGTCCGCCACATAGGGGAGCGCATACTAGATGAACTCGTTTGACTTTTCCGAAGTCAAGGACTTTGACGATCACATCTCGCGGTCGATCCCGATGCTGCGGGAGTTGGATACCATCCTGAACCGCGTCATGTTTGACTTCGCACAGGATAACACGTCCGTGATCGACGTTGGCTGTTCCGAGGGTAGGTTACTGCGGAGCGTTGATAAGCGCGCAGGCGTACACTACGTCGGCATAGACCGCGACATAGAACCTCAACCGGCCGACGACGTTGACTTTATCAAGGGTGACGTCAATCAGATGTATTTTGATCCAGCGAGTGTAATCGTTTCGGTCTTCACTGCGCAGTTCATGCCGTATTACAGCCGCGCGCAGTTCTTTGAAACGTGCCACGACACACTGGTTGTCGGCGGCGTGCTGTTGGTCGCCGAGAAGCTGCACAGCAACGACCGGCGTCTTGACAATAGTCTGTCTGCACAGCTTCTGACGTTCAAACGCGAAACCTTCACCGATCAGGAGATCGTTGACAAGGCCGTCGCCCTCGCGCCGGTGATGCACCAACAGACCGAGGTGGGCTTGATGGAAGAGCTGCACATGTTCCGCTCGGTCGATCCGATTTGGCGTTGGGGCAACTTTGGTTGCTACGCGGCGATCAAATGACGCCCGCAGGCAAGCTACAGGACCGCCTGAAGCAGAAAGTGCAGAAGAGTGGGGGTCAGTACCGCAAGGTGCGCTGGGAGGGCCGTAACGGCTGCCCTGACTGCCTTGTGTGGTGGGACTGGCCGCACGTCGCCTTCATCGAAGTAAAGGCGCTCGGCGATCGCGTCAGCACGGTACAGGGCCGCGAGATTGCGCGCATGCAACGCTACGGCATTCCGGTGTACATCGCGCGGACGAACGAGGACATTGACAATATAGTTGAACAGATACGGAGCGGTAATGACACGGACGTTTAAGCCACACGACTATCAGGAGGAGGCCATGCGCTTCCTGTACGACGTGCCGCGCTGCGCGTTGTGGATGCCGATGGGCGGCGGCAAGACCATCACGACGCTGACGGCGCTGGACAACCTGTCGCTGGTCGAGGACATTTACCCCGTCCTCGTGCTGGCACCGCTGCGCGTCGCGCGGACGACGTGGCCCGACGAGGTCGGCAAGTGGGACCACCTGTCGCACCTGACCGTCAGTGTCATCACCGGCACGCCGAAGCAGCGCGAGCGTGCGTTGGCCAAAGAGGCCGACATTTACTGCACGAACTACGACAACATCAAGTGGCTACGCGACCAGTTGGGCGATGCGTGGCCGTTCAAAACGATAGTCGCCGACGAGTTCACCCGCCTAAAGTCCTTCAGGCTGCGTCAGGGCGGCTCTAGGGCACGAATGCTGGGTCAGGTAGCCCACGGTGCCGGAAGTCGCTTCATCGGCCTCACAGGGACGCCAGCGCCCAATGGCGTCAAGGATCTGTGGGGACAGATATGGTTTCTGGATAAGGGCGAGCGTCTGGGCAAGACATTCAGTGCCTTCGAGCAACGCTGGTTCCGCAAGGGGTACGACGGCTACAGTCTCGTGCCGTACGAACACACGCAACGTGAGGTTGAGGATAAGCTGCGCGATGTCTGCCTGACCGTCCGCGCGCTGTCCGTCGATGAACCGAACGTGGTGCCGGTATACACCGACTTCATTCCGTCCGTGCGCAAGCTGTACACGTCGATGGAGACGGAGATGTTTGCGCAGTTTGCCGACAGCGAGGTCGAGGCGGCCAACGCGGCCGTACGGACGCAGAAGCTATTGCAGATCGCCAACGGCGCGATGTACGTGGGCGAGGAAGGGAAGTGGGAGGACATACATAATGCCAAGCTGGACGCACTTGAAAGCATTATCGAAGAGGCTAACGGCGCGCCCGTCTTGGTGGCCTACAATTTCAAGCACGACCTTCAACGTCTACAGATCCGTTTCCGTCAAGGCAGGGTGCTGGACGCTGACCCTGATACGATCAGGGATTGGAACGCCGGACGGGTGCCGATACTATTCGCTCACCCTGCGTCGGCGGGGCACGGATTGAACTTGGCCGACGGCGGGAACATCCTCGCCTTCTTTGGCGTTAACTGGAATTTAGAAGAGCACATGCAGATCATCGAGCGCATCGGCCCCATGCGGCAGAAGCAGGCGGGTCACGATCGACCGGTGCTGGTCTATCCAATCCTCGCCCGCGACACGGTGGACGAGGTCGTCATGGAGCGTTTGTCAAGCAAGTGCAGCGTGCAGGAAGTATTATTAGAGGCAATGAAATCACGGAGGAAGAAGTGAAAAACGATATATGTGAGCACGGCATCTCGATTTATAGTTGTGTCCGCTGTGACTTGGTGCATAACCCAAAACCGAAGCTGACCGGCGGATCTTCGAGCTACTACACGGTCGCCGTGACGCGGCCCACGTCCGGCGGCGAGCCGTACATGGCAGAGTGCAATGATATCATTGAGGCGCTGCACATGGAGTACGACGTGGCCAACGCCTTTAAGGCCGCGTGGCGCATCGCCGCGCTGCGTCAGGGCAAGGGCAAACCGGGGCAGGACAACCCCGTATACGACGCGGAGAAGATTGTCTTCTTCGGTAACCGCATTATTGAGAGGTCGAAATGAAACTAGCTAAGGATGTGTGCCCCCACGGTGAGGCGTGGACTACGCCTTGCGGCTTTTGCGACGAGGACGGGACCGACGTACCGCAAGAGGTGCTGGACGCCGCCGAACAGCGAGACCGCCTTCAGCGTAAGGCTCCTCGCCATACTTCCTGATGTCTTCTAAGTACTTTGAAGTTTCGTCTACCCATTGCTGGTCGAAAGCCTGAACGCGAGGGTCAGACCCAAACGCGTCTTTAACTTCTTTCGGTGTGCGCTGGAACAGGTACGCTTGGATTTGCACAGGGGTGTAACCCTTGTCGGCAAGTGTTTCCATAGCTCTGAAATAGTCACGAAACATCAACTCGCGCGGCAACCCAAATTCTGTGCCCCCCTCGTAAGTTCCTTTCAATTCCTTTGGATAGTTAGGGTGCTCGACTGGGACGGCGTTGCGGTTGCTTGATGCACCGGAAGGGCTGAGACCTGTTATAGCGCGACCTGACGTGCCTTCAGGGGCGTACAGCAATTCGGGTACGGTTAACGCAACGCGGTTCGACCCGATATCAGGGAAGCCTTGGTCAAGCGCTGATGCTTTATCAAGAAGTTTTTGAACGGCAGTCCGTTGCGGCATTTTTACTTTGGAAATGTCGTTTAGTTGCGCTGCGGCGGCCATTGGGTCGACGGCAAAACCCGTGAAGTCCTTGGCGGCTTCTTCCCCAAGTATCTTCCTAACATCCACATCAAAGTTTGATAGATTGTCTTTGGTTACACCCCCCGCCGCCAACTGCCGACCGAGCAGGTCCATCATCGCGGTGGATTGATCAAGGCCGGTGGCACCCATCGTGGTGTAAACACCAGCTACCGGCTTTCCAAACCTGTCTTCGCCGCTTCGCTGCATGTTCTCAAGCGCGCGGATAACAGCGGGCGAACTCTTCCACGCTTCGAGGCCACCAAGCCCTTCGGCGTAGCGCGCAAAGTCGGGGCCACCCATCGCCAAAGTTTCGCCTACTTGGGGACGGTCGTTGACGCGGCTCGTTGCGGTGCCAGCAATCAATTTGTCGCCGATCAGCGGTATACCAGAACCAAACTTCTTAGCCATATCTTCAGGGGTCGTCACAAATTCAGGCGGTAAATCGACGACGTTACGCACTTCGGTGGTTACACGGTTGGCGGGGACGCTCCCCGACAAACCAGAATAGCCTTTATTGCTTTGCGCCATGAACGGACGGCGGCCAACAATCGGCACACGATTGAGAATAGCAAACGATCCACCTAACCCTGCGCCTTGTGGAAACTCCACGCCCGCAAGTTCTGGGTGCGGTTCGGCGACCGGCTCGATGGCTTGATATTTTGTTTTTCGCGCGGTTGGTGGCGTCTCTACCTTTACCGCCAGCTCAGGCAGGCGCAGGTTTTCGCTGATTACTTCTGGGGCTGTCTTCGCCCAGTCTGGCGCGTTGGGCGAGAACAAGTCAAAATTGCGGGCGTAGTCGGCGGCCTTAAACCGATCCATGTACTTGCCGCGCTCGTTTACGAAGCCGCGAGAGTTAGCGTCCAGAGATGCTTGGGAACGGACCTTGGGGTCTGGGATCGCATCAAGCGCGTCAAGATGGGTTGGGCCGGTATATGTCTTCCCGCCGACCCGCACCGCAGACAGCAAGCTAGGTGGTTTGCTTTTTGGTTTAGGCGTCACCGTCATTTCTGGCGCGGGTGCCTTTGGCTTCGGGTTTACCGCAAGTTTTGCCTTAGCGGCGGCCTTAGCGGCGGCCTTAGCGGCGGCTTCTCGCGCGGCCTTAGCAGCTAACTTTGACGCGATACCCATGCTTACTTCCTTGCTTTGTTGACGGCGTATACCGCAGATTTGCCTTTTGAGAAACAACGATCTGCGGACACGCGACCACCGACGGCGTAACCTTCAAAGACGGGAGGCAGTTCGATTGGGTTTTCCTTTAAGTACTCGACAGCTTGCAAGGCGCTTTCGATATTTTCAGCGTCCCACCCGCCGGGGTCTTCTAGGACGCTTAAAATATCGTTTAGGGAATATGAGTTGGTGCCGACGGGGATATCAAGTTTGTTGATAAACTTGTCTGCCTCTTTGTAAGCGTCTGTACCGTAACCACCCATTTCCGTCTTATAGAACTTGCGCACGGCTTGCCCGCCCGGACTGTTGCGCATCCAATTATAAGCATCGGTAAGAGTTCTATCGTACTCATCGGACGGGATCAAATTGTCGCCCAAACGACGCAAGCCGCTGTTTTCCTCGTCGCCAATTTGCCCCCACTTACCGCTCTGCACAAAGTCACGGACAAAGGGTAGGTATTCGTCTTTTGGCTTGGCGTTCTGCTTGCCCTTAATCTGAATAATATCGTCGGGCGTGGGGTTCGCGGCCAGCCATTCACGCTGCTTTAAGCTGAGATTGGTTTGGTACGTCCTAGTCCACCGTGGGTCATCCATACCGATACCCATCGGCCCTGTGACTTGATCGGTGTCTGCTTTTGCGGCAGCGGTAATTTCGTCGAGAGCATCACGAGGGATTTCGGAAAGCGCGGTGCGCTGGCGACCCGGGCGTGTCTCAATCGTCACATGCGGCTCGCCTTTGGCGTCACGCAGTGAGAAGATGCGCGTCCGACCAGACGCGACGTCGTCGCAATAGCCGCCAACGCAGTGGCCCATTGTGTTGCCCTCGTAATCAAGGGCGTCTTGTAGTTGTTGGGTGCGTTCGCCCCGATTAAGAAGTTTAAGTGTTTCAGCTTCCGTGGCCCCTTGGCTCAAAGTTACACCAGTACGTGGGTCAGTTATTTCAAATCCGTCCCATCCGGGGACGGGGGTGACAGAAGCACCTTCAGGCAATACGGCTTCTGGTGCCTTCAGCTCCGCCCAACGCAATCCCATGGGGTTGTCATCGGCGTACTCTTTGAACGCCTGCACGGCAGGGCTGTCGAGATTGCTCAGTGCAGCGCGCTCCATCTCCTTAGCGCGGAACTGGTTGATTAAACCGACGCGTTCGGCCGCCTGCGCCAGACCCATGCGTCCGAGGCTTTCGGGGCGCACGGCCAGATCGCTTGGCAAACCGCTGCGGGGGTCTATGGCGTTGCGCATCTCGTCGAGCATGTGTCCCATGCCCATCTTATCCTGCAAAGTGTAGGTGTCGCCTATACCGTATAATTCATCTGTAACAGGAGCTTTTTTAAGCCACGGCATGTTTACCGCGAGGGTCGCGCCGTAATCATATCCCGCCCTTGGGTCTGACCCAGCCGGTGTAAACAGTTGGTCAATGCCAAGGGCGCTGCCAATCGGCTGTCTGCTGATAACGCTTGACGCGGTATCTGACCACTCGTCGGGCGACAACGCAACGTGTAGCCCACCGCGCTCGGCCAGCGCGCGCATCGGGTCGTCCGGCGTTCCCATCTCGTTTTTAATGTAACGCGGTGCTGCGCGAAGAAACCAGTTCTGCAATTCGCTTAGGGGACCGGAAGCGTCGCGGGCGAGGCGCAGACTGTTGTCCGCAATACGGCGCGCTGCGTTTTCTGGCGAGCGGTTCGGGTTAGCTTGATCCACGATACTCTGGGCCTTTGCGCGAGCCTCGTCCTCGCGGTCAAATATCATCGGGGTTTTATCGTTCATCACTACCCATCTGCCGTCGTCGCCCGGTATTTGTACGACTTTTACACCAAGATCAGACGCTTTCTGCCCTCCGATGCTTTTGTCCACGAACCACTGCCCACCTTTTGTCTTGACAGCAAAGGGCGGCAGCCCCGGTCCCGGTGCAGGGAGTGCAAGTGGTTTTTCTGGTGCGGGCAGCGCGGGGCGTGGCTTCGGGTTGACCGTCAGTTTTGCTTTAGCGGCAGCCTTAGCAGCAGCCCTAGCGGCGGCCTCCTTTGCGGCCTTGGCAGCGAAACGCGACGCGATGCTCACCGTTAGCGCTTCCTTGCTACGCGGCGACCCGCCATCCCGCCGCCTAACGGCAGCACCGACAGCGCGTCAACCATACGCTTGGCATTTGCAGCTTCGGCGTCGTCGCGCACATATGGACTTAATTCACGCGCCCCACCGCGCATCGCAGCGAAGTCGCCCGCGCTGGCCATTACAGGAAACGCGGGGTACAGGGCGGTGTCAAAAGCCATGCCGTATGGATCTTCTTTGATTGCGTTAACGGCGACAGAACCCGCACGCTGCGCGTCACGAAGCATAGTCTGCGGTGATGCGCTGGTGATGTAATTGCCTGCGGCCCGAAGTGCTTTAGGTGTCTCGCTGATGACTGCGCGCGGGATGTCTTGAACGCGGTATGCTACGTCGCTCATGCGGACAGGCGGCGTAACCATATCCGCCGAACGGGCACCAACGCCGCCCGCATTGCGGAAGCGGGTCTCGTTCGACGCGGCACCAGCGTTGACAATACCGCGATTGCTCATGCCGCCCAAGTTGCGACGGATTTGGTTGGCTTGCTGCGGCGAGTAGCCAGCGACGTTCTGCGCAATCCACGCAGTCGTGTCAGGAACCGTCAATCCGTACTTGTCCGCCAGATCTGCGGCCGCTGCCACGAGGTCATTACTGCGGCGGCTGACCGCCATGATTGCGTCATCGAAAAAACTTGTCCGCTTTGGGGGCGACTTTGCGTTGCCGCCCTTGTTAAACGCCTGCACGCTGCCGCCACGGTACATGCCCATAGAGACACCTTCAGCGCTTGAACCATCGTCTACGTAGTAAAGCGCCCCGTCGATCAACTGGGCGTCACGCCCATTTATCGTGACAGTGCCTTCTTGCGGTACGGCAGCTTCAACGGGTTCCTCTACCACAGGGACTTCTTCCCCGCTGCTGTACGCAAAGCCATCAGCTTCCATCGCCGCATCTTCTTCGGCGGCCTGTGCTTCAGCCGCTGGGTCTATCTCGGTGGACGGCGCGGGTTCAAAACCACGTTCCGCGAGCAGGGTTGGCACTACAGTGCCCGCAACCGAAGCAGCACGCCCTCCGGCAAAGTTCTTAACCGAGGTCATGTAGTCGGTGTAGCTCTTGGAGCGGCGCAGCATGTCGAGGACTTCGCGCAGCTCTTCCGGCTTCTGTGCCGAGAGGGCGCGGCTCAGTTTCGTGTAGACTTGGTCGCCGAACTCCTTGCGGGGATTAAACTTTGCGACAAAGCGGCCGAGGGCAGCCGCTCGGCCCACTGGGCCTGCCATCAGGAAGTTTACGGCTTCATCCATGTTTCCGTTTTGGATCATGTTATCGAGGGCGTCCAAGCCTTGTATCCGACCTGCGGTTGGTGATCCGCCGGTTATCTTGCTTGTGCGCTGATATAGTTGGCTTTCCTTCTGCATGACGCGCTCAAAGAACTTTGCCTCTTGCGGCCCCATGATGGTCTTGAGCTTTTGCAGCTTCTCAGGCGTGCCTGCCAATTTCTTGGCAAGATCGCCACCAGACGAGCCTTCAAGGGTGCGGAAGACAGCCTCCAACCCACCGGACTTAACGGCTTCTCGTTCTGCGTCAGACATTTCCGCAAGGGTTTTTCGAAACTCTGCGGGGCGTACCTTGCGCGAGAATACATCCAAGCCATAACGTAACGCGTCACGAACTTCGAGGTCACCGGCGTACTTGGTACGCGCCGCGCGGTACGCTGGGACAAGCTCATCCAGACGCGACACCATCGCGTTGCGGATTTCTTTAAGCGCAGCCGCTTCTGATTTACCTTCGCTGCTTGTGCCCCTAAACCCTTTTTCGATACGGTCATCGAGTGCGCGCTTAAACAGATCAAGTGCCTCAACGTCTGGTATCGCGTTTGGTGTTGGTGCAAGGCCAACCAAAGCCCCGCCCGCGTCAAGGA